ACAGGCTTTTCCGGTGAAACAACCTCATCGCCTTTTGTCAGAAATTCCTCCGCACTCACGGTTGCCTTCGGAGCGGCCTTCCCCGCTGTTCCCGTAGCGGCTTCAGCAGACACCTTCGCCTCTGGCGTAATGCTTTCCATGACGCCCTTCGTCTGCCGTTTAGCAGAGGCTTCCGCCAACGGTTTCGCGGACACGGCTTTTGCCACTCCCTTTGCCCCGGCCTTCGCCAATGCTGGAACTTCCGAACCGCCGCCGGTGATCCATCCCAACGCCTCGCGTCCCGCAACCAGCCCCTTGCTTACCAATCCCCCTGCCGCTTTTGCCCCTGCAACACCCCCCATAGCAAGCGCAGAGATAGGGTCTTGGAAGAAACCGGGATCGCCCGTAGGAACTTCCCGGCGAATCATCTTCCCTTCCGGCGTGAACTCGACTTCCTTTTCCGGGCCGTATTCCCCCCCGATATGGCCCATCGTGATAAAATCAAGCACCTTGTCCTTTGTGGTGCGTTCAGAAAGAAATTCCTCCGCGCTCTCGCTTTCCTTAGACTCAAGGAACGCAATCGCGCTTTCTTTCCTCGGTTCGGATTCTAAAAACTGTAACGCATCCATCATTTATAGCCGAAATTTGATTGGAGGATCTTCGCCGCCGCTTCCTTCGTGATCTTCTTGTTCCGATACGCATCCCTTACTTCGTCTGCCGTCTTGTAGGACGTTTGTATCTGTGGCTTCCCGCCCTTATCCGTTCCCGCATCCTTTAACGGCTTTATCGCCCCTTTCGGAGCAAATTGTGACACATAGTCGCGTTCCGTTTTCAGGGAGTCGATCGCCTGTGTGATGGCTTCCGGGTCTTTGGATTCAAGCAATGCCGCTAATTGCGGGTTTTGTATCGCCATTGCGGTGTCGAATTTACCGGATGATTGCAACCTTGCAATGGTGGCGTCAATCGTCGAAATACGGGAAAGTGCCTGCTTGGGGGTGTATTCCGGCTTTTCGGGTTTTTCAACCGGCTTTTGAGGAATAATATTCCTGTAAACCCCTTCCTGTGCCGGAGTCAGCTTTTTCCCCGCCGCTTTATCCGCAATCAGTTGTTCCTTCGTCTGCCCCGGTGTCACTTTCTCCGGGAACATCATGGTTTTCAGGGTATCTTTTTTGAAGGATTCCGCATCGTCATACATCTTTTTGACAATCGTGGGGTCCATCTTGCCGTTGATTGCCAGTTTAACAATCGTATCCTGCTTCTTTGCCAGAACCTTTACCAGTCCGCTGTAATCCTTTGCCTCGACACACTTTTGGGCTTCCTTGTCCCAATCGGTGATTTCATTCAGTTTGTATGCCGTATAGACATCTTCGGCCTTCTGCCCCGTCTGCAATGCCGTGAGAACGGATTTCGGGACGCCGGTTTCCTTTGCAATGTATTCGACGCTCTGCGCCATGCTTTGCTGAAATTCAGCAGACTGTGAACCGCCAGTGATAGCGTCGTTTACGGCAAGAAGTTTCTCGGTTTTCGCAAGTCCCTCCAAGGCTTCGTTTGCCTTTCTCCATCCGGAATCAAATGCATCCGATTTCGCTTTTTTATTTTCAATCTCCTTGCCTATGATGTCCAAATCCGTTTTGCGCTTCTCCTGCTCATTCTTTTGCGCCGAACGGATCGCACGCGAATTGGCGTCCTGAACAAGATTCCAAGGTATTCTCCCGCTGTATCCAGTCCCTACCCCGGCTTCGGCGTTCTTGTCCATCTGCCCGACTTCAATATCGCGCATCTTCTGCTGTTCCTGCAAGGCCAGTTTCGCCGCTTCCGCCTCTGCCTTCTTTCGCGCATCTTCCCGCTTGTCGAATCCCGTAACGAGGCTCGTCGCTACATCCGATATAACGTCACCCTGATACACGGGATAGCCGTGATAACTCGACCACGTGGCCATGACAGCCTCCTATAACTTATAAGTTGCTATACCAGTTGCCAAACCAGTTGGACCCTAAAACGGCTCCTACCCCTTTAGCAAAATCTCCCCAAAAACTATAAGCACTCGCCTTATTCGCCGCATTAGCCTGCATCTGGGCGATTGCCAATGCCGTGGCCGCATTCATGTCGATCCCGTAGGTGCTCGTATTTGCCGACAACTGCGCCTGCCAATTTGCGGCATTCGCATATAGACCCGCAACGCCAAGGGACGTGGATGCGTTGAGATTCGCAATATCCCATGAAGTTTGCGCTTCGAGGTTCGCAATGTCCCATGCGCTCGCAAGCTGCGCCTCCGCAATGGCCTGATTGCTGGCAAGTCCCGCAATGGCGAGAACGGAATTGAGGCCCAAAGCAAGATTGCTGATATTGCTCTGCGCCGCCGTTTCGTATGCGTTCTGCCCGATTCCCAGAAGGTTCGCCTCGCGCTGGATAAACTGGTTCGCCTTGTTTTGCATATAACCGAGCTGGCTGGTGTCAAGGCTGGATATGACGGAAGCCGCCGCGTTGGAGTAGGCTTTTAAGTTCTCGCTGGCAATCTCCTTCATCATGTTCCGGCCAACCGTTCCGTTCAATACGCCCCGGTTGACCAGATCGACAATCGCCGCGTCAAGGTCTTCTGCCGTGACTTCCGCAAGCTCGTCTTTTAGGATTTGCAGCGAGTTTGATTCTATCTCATCAAATAAAGCCTTCTCTTCGTCGGACAACTGCCCCGTTGCCGCGCCTTCCGCACGCGCCGCTTCCAGATCCGTCAGAGCGTTTGCCGCATAGGAAAGGCTCTGTTTGGCATACTCAAACGCCTGCTTCTCTGTCGCCTCCTGTTCGGGGCTTTTCGCATTCGCAAGCATCTCCTTGACCATAGCCTCATAGGAACTAAGGCCGCTGCTGGTCCTGATGCCGTAACTTGCTCCGCCCCCGCCGCTACTGGAAGAACTGCCGGACCAATCGCCGCCGGACTCTTCGCTTGCCGCCGCGTCCTGCTTGTATTTCCGGCCCTCCTTCGCCCCGCTGCGGACATAATGCTCTTTCAG